GTAAAGTTTGGCCTGTTTGACTGGGTTCTCTCTCAAGGTGTAGGAACAGAAGTATCGTTAGGTACACGGATTGCTCCTTTGGGTGGTCTTGTGCAGCAATACACTGAACTATTTGCTGAAGACCCTCTCTGGTCTACATTAGGTGGTCCATCTGTGCAGATTGGTACTGAAGGGCTGTCATCTCTAAAGAACACTCTTTCTGCATTGCTTGGTGGACACAACCAAGTAGCAGCTGAAGAGTTTACTGTGATGATGCGTAACGTAAAGTCGGTAGACATCTACTCTAAAGTTGTTGAGTTGATTGAAACTGGCGAGTACCGTAGTAAACGCCGTAGTCTTGCGGGTGAGTTTACAGAGGAAGAGGTTGATCTGGGTTTTGTATCCTCTATCATTGCGGGTGCTACCCCAATGAAAGTCCTCAATCACTACGATGCCAAGGATATTTCCTACAAAGAGGATGCTAAGTTCAAGGATGCTCGTAAACGCATTGATACTTGGGCATCTAAAGGTTTGTCCTTGATTGAGACAGGTGATCCTGCTAAAATAAAAGAAGGTAAGGAGCTTTACAATGATGCTCTTAACCTGATAGAAGACGGTGGCTTCTCAATAGAGAACCAAACTAAGTTATACAGAGCCATTGTACGACTAGACACCATGACCGATCTAATTAAACGTGCTCGTGGTCAGTCGGCAGGTTCACAAATTACAGCACAAGCTGCTCAAGGAGAATAAGATGCCCTTTACACTAGACCAAAACGTATCGGGTGCAGCCGCAGCACCTCAACCAGTTCAACAAATCTCGAACACCTCAATTGCTGCTGGTGTCGTGGGTGGTTTGTTGGATGTAGGTGCCTCTTTTGCTAGAGCACAAACCGCTGCTCCTAAAGCTACACAGTCAGACAGGGATAGAGTAGCCTTTGGTAGCCTTTTAACAAAAGTAAAACAACGACAAGCTGCTGGAGAAAGTCTTGATGCAATTGCGGAAGACCTTGCTCCTTCTTTTGCTACTTTAGGTTTAAACGATGAAGAAAAGTCTGTCGTAACTAACTTGTTCGGAGAAGATATTTTCTTTGTACCCAAACAAGCCCCATCTTTGGAAGATATTAAGGTTGACCAATTCACTCAGAACTCACCAGCCTTTCAAGCAGGGTATGTTCAACAAGAAATAGAAAAGGCAAAAGCAAATGGGGAAAGTATCTCCAATGAAGTAGCTGCTCAACGTGCAATAGAAACTTATTCAGCCTTTCAAGTAGCTGCTAATGCTGGCACACTCCAAGGTAACATAGACTGGAACACTGGTTACGATCAGAACATTAAAACACTGGATAGCTTTACAGCTACAGTAGGTGCAGCCCTACGAGTTGAACAAGCTGGTGGTAACTTCGATCTTAGAAGCCTTCAGCAAATACGAGATGCTTTTGTTTTGCTTAAATCTCAACCAGCCTTCCAGAAACCAGCTGGTCAAGAGGCTCAGGAAAGATGGGAGATCATGAAGGGTCGATTGGATTCAATTGATGCTACCTTTACGGCCTTACAGGATTACGACATGAAGGGGGCAACAGAAGCTGCTACTACTTTCATGGCTCAGATTGCTTTGAAAGACGGAAGTTCTCCTCTAGCTGCACTAGCCTTTAAAGACCCAGCGGTTATGGCTCAAATTGCAGCAAGTGCTACAGCTGACCTAAAGGAAGCTATTGCTTCTGATTACAAACCGGAGACAGTAGACTACAAAGCCTTAAACCCAGACCCAGTTGTTCTTGAGTTGATGGGTGTAGCCCCTAGTGGTGCTGCATTATCTGGTGACGGTACAACACCAACTGTACCCCCACTTGATATTATCTTCCCTCCAGAAGTAGCCGATGCTTTCACAGAAAGAAATCTGGTAAGACGGGCAAAGAGCATGTCATACCACAGTGGGGTCATCTCTTCCATGCCCAAGTCTGGGCTAACAACTCCTGAGGCAGTTAATGCTTATGCCTCTAGTGTCACATCTTTATCGTTTGCCCTCACTCAGAACGAACAACAGTCTACTAGGTACATGGATAGCCTGTTTTCTAATACAAATCTAAACAGCCTTGCCGCCCTTGAAGCTGCTGGTGGCGAGAGTGGACGTATCGCAGCTAACCTGAGAGCACAGATGGGTGCAGCACTGCAACATAACCAAGCCTTAGTGGGCCGTATCGCAGCTGGTAAGACACAGACAATCCCTAACATTGGTATTGACTCTGAGAAGGGTACATTTACTTTACTTGATAGCACTGATCCACAGATGCAAAAGATTGCAGCTGTAGTATCACGTTACTATGGTGGAGATTTTGAGGCTTTATGGAAAGAAGGTGCATCTGCACGGACACTCCTTAAAAATCGTCTGGCTAGTGCTGGTGAGATAGAGTTTGATAGACAATCAATGATTGACTTTGAGGCTGCTACTGAAATCTTAAACAGTTCCTTGTGGAAAGGTATGGCTGCTAAGTATAGCACCGTTGCTGGTATCCCTGCACGATTGAAGTTCTTTAAAGATCAAGCTAAGAAATTAAAGGTAGACATTGGTACTGGTCCATCTGAGGCCGTGACAACAGAGACCCGTGTTGAACAGGGTACCATAGATAATCCTTGGAGTGTAGCAAATGAAGAAGCCTATTCTATGGTTCCTATCGGTGCTCATTATCGTGTTGGTACTGACCCCACGATTAGAATCAAACGAGGCAACTAATATGGCTAACTTTTGGGATAATGACGAGGTAATTCCTGTCCAGTTACCTCAGGCAACAGATGAAGAACCTACTCAAACTAACTTCTGGGACAAAGATGAGGTAGTACCTGCTGTCACACCAGAGGCCCCCGTAACATCACCAAGGCCTAAGGCTAGACCAGCACAAGAGGACAGAGTTCTAGCCGTTAATTTACCAGAAGATGTAGCAGCAGACTCTGATTTCTTAACAAAGGTAGAAACGGTAGCCAATAATGTGGGTGTAACCCAAGAGGATCTCCTTAGGGTTATACAGTTTGAAACAGCAGGTAGCTTTGCTCCTGACCAAATCTCTGGTACATCTAGTGCTGTTGGTTTAATACAGTTTATGCCCACTACTGCTGAAGACCTCGGTACAACCTCTCGTGATCTAGCTCTCTTAAACAGATCAGATCAAATGGACTTCGTTGAGAAGTATCTAACACGATTTAAGGGACGTATGAAGGACTTTGGTGACCTGTACATGGCTGTACATTTCCCTGCTGCTGTAGGGAAAGATGATGACTATGTTGTCTACGCCAAAGACCATAAGTATAAAGGTCGCAGACAGGCTTATGCGGCCAACAAAGGTATGGATGTAAACAAAGACGGTAAGGTGACAAAGGCAGAGGCTATTGCAAGAGCTACTGGAGGTAACTAATGTTCGGACTTCCTTTAGAATTAATCACTATGCTTTTCTCTACTATTCTTGGTGGTGTCATGTCCATATGGGGTCAGAACAACAAGAACAAAGCGGAACAACAAGCAATGCTCATAGGAGCAACCAACACAGCCAGAGAGTATGGGTCAAAAGACAAACACTTCGCATGGACACGAAGGATCATAGCACTCTCAGCTGTAATGGCAATCATCGTACTACCTAAGCTCGTAGCTGTGTGGTATCCAGAAGTACCCGTGTTTGTAGGGTACACAGAAGTACAAGGGGGTTTCTGGAACTTCCTGTTTGGACCTGACAAGCAGATTGTATGGCAGTCAGCACAAGGGTTCGTTATCACACCGCTGGACACACACATTGTGTCAGCTATCGTTGGACTATATTTCGGTGCGGGGTTTGCTAAGTAAAATGAAAGACAAAAGTGTATCAATCTCTTTTCTTGTTGGCATTCTGTTCCAGACGGGTGCCTTGGTGTGGTATGTGTCTAGCCTAGCTAGTGCTATTGACCTGAATGCTCGTGACATTGGACGACATGAGGCTAGGATCAACAGTCTTGCAGCGATCATCCAGTCTCAGGCTGTAACATTAGGCCGAATGGATGAGAACATTAAGTCCATTCGTGAAATGATGGAATCAAATAGGGGTGCTGATTAGTGGACAACATCAAACTTCCTATTGCCCTTGTCTTAGCAATGGCAGCACAGCTTGCTGCTGGTGTGTGGTGGGTGTCACAACAATCATCTACAATAGCTAACCTTGAGGAGACAGTAAGTCAGCTAGGTTCTCGTATGGCTATTGAGGATAATGTAAATCTAAAGCGTGATGTTCTGGATAACTCAACGGAACTTGAGTATATATGGAACGAGTTAGAGGAAATCTGGGACGAACTTGCGAGTATGGCTATGACCATCAACGAGATCAACAAGATCAAACAACGTGTAGCCATTATTGAGAATGACATTAAGTATATTGGGAGAGACCACATGGATATGAAGGGTGGCATGAAGTAATGGCTAAGAAAGACCCAAGACTAGAACGAGCAGGAGTATCAGGTTTCAACAAACCTAAGGCTACACCTAGCCATAAGACTAAATCGCATGTTGTTGTTGCTAAAGAGGGTGACAAGATCAAGACTATCCGCTTTGGGCAGAAGGGTGTCAAGGGTAGTCCTGATGGGACAGCTAGGAACAAAGCCTTCAAGGCTCGTCATGCTAAGAACATTGCCAAGGGTAAGATGTCAGCTGCCTATTGGGCTAACAAGGTGAAGTGGTAATGTGGTTAGCTGTAGTCATGGCTTGTCAGACCTTAGAGGCTTCGTCTTGTATTGTTATGGGTAACGAGAAGAACCTATGGTACACACGTTTAGAGTGTGAGCAGGATGCAGTTAACATGGCTGCTACCCTCATAAGCAATGGTATATATGCTAAACCAAATTGTTTTAAAGTAGGGGAGAGTGCCTAATGCCTGTGATGAAGTGCAAAGGCGGATGGAAATGGGGTAAGTCTGGTAAATGCTACCCAACGAAGGCCCAAGCTGAGAAGCAAGGGAAGGCCATAAAAGCCTCAGGCTATAAAGGTAAGTAAAATTATTAAATGAGTAAGCCCCAAGGAGAAATCCAAGGGGCTTTACTTTTGTTATAGCTTCTCTTTCATGAAGACCTTGACCCACTGAGCACATATGTCACTCCTGACAATATCCTCTACACCAAACTCAATGATAGGTACAGGTAGCATATGTTTCTTAGCTAAGTGTATAACCTTTGAGAGGCCATCAGCCTCCTTCAGGTCGGACTGTTGGACATCTCCGTTAAGAACGATAGTTGAACCCTCCCCCACCCGTGTGAGCAACATTTTTAACTCATGAGTGGTGATGTTCTGTGTCTCGTCCACGATTATGAAGGCATTATCGAAGCTACGCCCACGCATAAGTGCAAGAGGTGCCATCTCAATGTTACCATTCTTAATCCCTGTCTCCACTGTTCCTTTACCAAGGTGCTTCTCCAATACGTCTAATACAGGCAAGGCCCAAGGCATAGTCTTCTCTGTAAGGTCACCCTTGAGAAAGCCTAGCTCCTTACCTACGGCTACATGAGGACGAGTAATGACTATTCGATCAATCGTTTTA